ATACGGCAAGCCAAAAAGAAAATGGGTATTGGATGGGGGAAACTATGAAGTTGTACAATAAACATTGTTATTCTTCGGACATTGGTAAGGACGGGGTCGTAGGTTCAATTCCTATCGGCAGCACCATTTTTCAAAGGGTTAGCGCACCTAAAGCGTTCTTGATTCATTCCCATATTACCCCATTTGCGCCGATGTTTCTGGGGATTTCATGGGGATTTTCGAATCAGGTGCGGCCATGATTAAATGGTGGGGCTATCCCGGACACTTTATTTGCGCTTCACGTTGCCAGTTTAGGCTTCATACAACTGTTGACGGATACATCATTTCAACTGTCGGGGATATGCGCCCACTACATGATGAAGATGGAGAAATGCAGCCCATAGGATTGGGGGAGCAATACTTCGAGACTTATGTTTTTGAGTGGGATGGAACCTTAAAAGATTGTGGCTGTTGTCCTTGCCCAACTGATTATCTAGAAATCGACGGCAAACGATACGAAACTGCATTGCAGGCGACAAATGGACACCATGAATATGTAGAAAAATATCAGGCTATGAAAGGTCAGGCAAGCCATGACTAACATTCCAACATACTGCATGGCCGTTTTAACAATGGCTTCCCTGTTGGCTTGCATTTTCATCCAGCGAGAAAATTTCAACAAACTGGCCGAGCTATATGCGGTTCATCCTCCAATGATTGTCTCACAGGTGGATTTTCCTGATGTAACGCCGTTGCCTAAAAAGAGTGCGAAATGAGCAGTCGATGGACAATATGGGACGAAATTAAATTTAGAATTTCCCATGTGATTAAGGCAATTAGGGGGGAGATATGAAAACAGCGGAATTGGTTGATTGGCTTGATAAGAAAATAGACAAGCAAACTTCACAAGCCGAGCATAACCCACATTATGCCCCCGATAAAATACTTTGGAAAATCCGCGCCAAACTATTGGCCGGTGAGAAAGCGGTTGAGGCGCTAGCGTTGCTCCACGCAGAATTGTTGTATTTGAATGACGAAAACTATTTTCCCAAGGATAAAAAGCTTACGGAAAGAGTTAACGCTGTTTTAAAAGAAGGAGCGCAAGCCCTAGCCCAATGGAAGGAAACGGAATGACCCAACCCACCCCCGACACAATGGAAAGCGAACGCATTGAAAGAGCATACCGACAACTTCACCGCGAGGCTGTTGCAAGAAATCCGTTTAGTCCATTGTTACGTGATAAATTTTGCCTTATTTGCGGAAAGTATCACGAAGAATTGCCTTGTCATGAAAGGACGATAACATGACCGACACAATGGAAAAGGCGCGTGAGTTGGCGGATAAAATTCTTGGTGAGTTTACTTACGAAGATACTGACGCGGCGTACAATCTTTATATAAAAGATAGCGAAAAACTTACGAGGTTAATCGCCGCCGCATTGGAACACGCCAGCAAGCCGTCAGATGGTTGGGTGTTGGTGCCGAGGGAGCCTACGGAGGAGATGATGGCAGTAGGTTGGCCGCCAGCTACATTCAGAGGACAATTAAAGAGTGTCGCAATGAATTACGATGCCATGCCATCCGCCGCACCTAAACCACCAGCAAGTGAGGGAAGATGAGCGAAACCACACCAATTGGAACAATTAAGAAAATGAATATTAACGGCATTGACATAGAAGCAATTAAAATAACAGAAAGCGAATGGATTGTTCCCTATGCTTTCGAAAAATGCGGCTTAACCACCCAAAGAAATCCGCATCTATTTTTTACGGATTTATCATGACCAAAACCACGCCACGCTGCGATAGCTGCATGTACTGGAAGCGCAGCAACAGTGCGGGAGGTGAATGTCGCCGTTACCCGCCTTGGATTGAATGCACTGATAAATCAAGTTGGCCGATGACTGTGCGCGATGATTTTTGTGGAGAATGGGAAGAAGATTATGTCCAAATCTGAATCAGTAACCACCAGCAAGTGAGGGAAGATGAGGGAAGCGGCAGAACGCAAGGTTCCTAAAGACGGAATGAAAGCCGCTAAAGAGGGCTTTTCTTTGGAAGAAAATCCATTTCCCAAACATACCCCAGATCATTCTATCTGGCGTGATGATTGGTTGTCTAGCAATGGGAGATTTAGATGAGCACACAACCCACCAGCACCGGAGGGGGAATGAGTGAGATGGAAACCACGCCGGATGAAAAACCAATAAAGGTTTTCTATTCAATTCTTACAGAACGTTTCTACGCCAGCCAGCATTATGAGCAGGAAGGAAATCTTACTGTGATAACTGGCACTAAATACGATGTGACTTCCGACATAGGTTATTTTGTTAATAAGCATGGCATTGAATTTATTAAGACGGAGACGAGACAATGACCCAAACCACCCGCGCCGATGAGCGCGAAAAAACACAGGATGCTGCGCGACCACTGGGGGCTAGTGGTAAACTGCAACGCGTGCAGCATGGCGTTGACCTTGACTCAATAGACGACGCTGCACCCCTGCCCTGTGCCGACATTCAAACGGTTAGGGAGGCTTTAGAGGATTACAATCATCTTTTGTCTTGGTCTACATCACTTAACGTCAGAGATGTGCCCTGCAAAGCCCTATCCGCACTAGAACGGATAGAGGGGCGTTTGGAATTAGAGGGCGAACTAACGCTTGTTTACCAGAAGGGCGTTGCCGATGGCCGTCGAACCGCTATTAATGCGATTAAACAGATAGGTGAATGATATGAGCCAAGTAGGTAAATTTACAATGACAACATGGAATAGCGGATATCCAGTATGGAGTACATTAAGCTATGAAGATACAGATATTAGAGGCATCCATCATAAAGATCTGGCGGATTTAAAATATGCGGTCGAAAGGGCTATGAAGCACGCAAGGGAAGTGCTGCCAGAAAAATATAGGGGCGAAGTTTAACCCCTAACCCCCGCGCCATTTAAAATTCATGCAACTAATTTTCACAGTGAGAGCAGCCCGATGCCAAGGGTTGGGATTGAGCTAGACGGATGAGCACCAGCAATAAGCCGCGAATTGTGAAGATGGACGGTAGGGGCGGAGAAAAGAATTGTCTGGTGACGGTTCTAGTATCTGCCTCTACCGCGAAGGCACTATACTGATACCGATATAGCCTTGGTTTAGCGGTTAAATGCAGGATATAAAGCGCGGCTTTCGGATTGTGAATATAGCGGCAACTTTTAATAAGCCGGTTTGTTGTTAAACTTTAGCTAAAGGGAAATATAATGCCTGATAAATTAGGAAAATTTTACAGATACAGAAAGCTATATAGTCGAGAAATTCGCAATCTTCCTGAATTTAGGCATATTGTCGAAGTCGAAGAAACTAATATTTTAAATAATATTCCTGAAAATTGTAATTATCGTATCATATATAATAGGTTTGAACATGATTGCGAATTTATTGATGGTGCTTTGTTTATAGATTATTTTGAAGATGAAGGTGATATGATGGCTTACAAAGCCGCAGTGATGGGGAACAAAAAAATATATACAGATTGGCTAGCAAGAAAGAAAGAACAAAGGTTTTTAGCCGAACACGATTATTACAACCGATAAACCCTACTCATCCACCGTAAACGGCATATCCTTCATGGTTTCTCGTCCAGCTTCATTAAACTGCTGACATAAGCCAAATAATTCATCTGCGGTGTAGGGATTAAATATTGGGTATTCTCCGCCAGTAATCCAAACACCGCCCTTTACGGCGCGTATATGCAATTTAGTTATTTTCACGCTACAGTCACTCATCTTCTTTCTCGAATTTAAACTTGCGCCGTAAAGAGCGCGTCATCTTTTTTAACCGGTTCCAGCGTGTCCATATATCGCCTTTTACTATCTTAAAATCCACAGAATGAGCCGCGTGACAATCGCAACATATATGAATAAACCCCCTATGCTTCGGATTAAACCATTCGCCGTCCTCTGCTTCGGGGTATTTCATATCTTGTGAAACTCCCCACGAAAGCAGTAGGTTTTTGCGTTGATAATACGCACAGTTTCTGGGTCTGCAAGTACGCCGTTTTTAAAGGTAAGCACGACAAAGCCTGACCGCCAATTCATGGGATTATCTTCAAGGTACGAAGAAAACTGCCCACCCATAGGCTCAATAGGGGCTAGGGTGCCGCAATCTACGCCCCAGCGCGTTCCGTTATAATCCGTCCACGGAGTTACCTTGAGGCTGTGCAGGTGGCCTGTAACGAAGGTTTTACCGGCTCCCATAGTATTGTTATGAGTTGCATGGATGCCGCCCTTCCAACGGTGCTTCACCACAACATTGTTATTAATCCATGTTGACCAGCAAAACTGCCATTTAGGGAAATGGTCTTTAAGTCTTACGCCGTGAACCTTGGCGTATTCCGGTGCAACATGTGCCAACCGGCTTTCAAACCGCATATCATGGTTGCCAAGCGTCCATATAAGTTTACACCCTTTGCCAGCCGCTAATTCAGCATCTTCTAGCCGTGCAAAACATTCTTCTACTTCTTCAATAAGCGTAGGTTTCTTTTCCCAGCCGATACTAGCGTGACGCGATATCCCCGCGCCGTCCAGTACGTCACCATTCTGAATGACAACTTTAGGTTTAAGTTCCTTGATTATTTTAATGAAAGCCTTGTGCGCTGGGCTTGTGGCATTCGGCCAATAATGCGCGTCACTGCCAACAATTACCACGCCGTCTTTAACGTCAATATTTAAACGGTTGACGTATGCTGATATTGATTGTGGCGCAGCTTGAATGCTGTTTACTAATCCGTATCTTTCCGCCGCTCTTAATCTTGCTTTAAATGTTGACCACGGTATGTTTAATCTTGCCGCCGCCAATTGTTTCGAATGACCACATGCTTCCCATGTGTCTAGTGCCTCCTTAGCTAATTCCGTGCTAAGTTTTGCCTGTGCCATCCAAATCACCATAAAACACGTGGTTCCCAATGGTTATCAAAGGGTCGGCGTTGGCTGCCCATTTGGGTCTGGGGATGCTTTTTGCGTAATAGCTTGTAGCTCCGCCAGTGACATCTTCAAGAGTTCCAGCAAGTCCTTCAGCGGCAATTGCGAGACATCCTGCGTATATTTTATCTTTCTCCGTAATTGCCATAAGCTTGGGTCGGTTTGGATCACTGAGGAGGAGACAGGAAAACTGATAAGGCTTCGTAAGTACGGATCTAACGTCATGCCCCATCCATCCTTTCTTTTTAACTCGGTTCATAACTACATTAACGATGGCAATTCTGCCTATTTCTGGTTCGCCCCTGCCTTCTGCCCACGCAACCCTAGCTAGCAAACTTACATCGCTAAATTGCTTTAATTCTTCTATGCCCGTGGGGTCGTCTGACATGGCTTCCTCGAATATGGTGGCCGCACAGTGCGCTTCTTTTCCAATATCTTCTTGGCTGCTTTCTTAAAGCGCTTAATCATTTAATACCCCTAACCTTTTCATAGCTACGCATGCCGCCAAGGCCGAGCATCCCCAACAGCACGGTGTTTAAATCTTCCATGTGGAAGGCCGGTAATGTTACCGCGTGGCCAGTTGCCGATAAGAAAAAAGCCAGCAAAGGTTGTAAAACAAAATGGTAGGCAAAAGCCGCGCCACAGACCCAACCTATAAACGGCCTCCATCCCGCCACAAATACATTTGAATTGGCGGCTTCCGTTTGGTTGATGGCAAGCTGGCCTTTGGCTAAATCTGTTCCCGCTTGAAGTTGGGCAAGTTCTAAAGCCAACGCATCTTTCTGCGCTTGCGTAGCATCAGGCCAGATCTTGTTGACGATGGTTGTAATGCCATCAAATACGGCGCTGATCGGGTCTAGCGCCATTAGCGCCCCCTCATGTTGCGCTCAATATAACGGTCAAGTTTTGCGTTTATGTCGTGTAACGCAGTAAGAATTTCGCCTTTTGCCATTTCGGCATCTTTCAATTGTCTGCGATCGGACTCTTGTAATTCTTGTATCTGTGTGTCGTGTATAGCCAGACGTTTTTCGACATTGCTAGTCCAAGCAAAAGCCATGACGACCATGCTGATCGTGGTCAAAATGTGACCAACGCTAATGGACTTTTCTAAGTGAAACCCTCTGCGGTCTTTGCTGTCAGGTAAAGACATGTTCACACCAGATAGTAAGAAATTGCAAAAGCCAAGCCAAACACGCCACCACGGAATGCTTCGCTCCATTCCGCGCCGCTAGTTGCGAATTGTCCTGCTTTGATTGGGTAGTTAATCAGGGGGATAGTGAAAGCGTTCACATGAAAGCCGCTGTCAATGCCGTCCATTTTGTAGCCAAGGAAGTGAGCTAAGCCAGCCATAAGCCCAACCGGAACCGCCCATAAAATGTGCCATGTAAGGCACGTTAAAGGAACTACAGCGCAAAATATGACAAATGCACCGTGAGCCGCCATGCCTAGGCAATCCTTCAGGCTTGCGCTAGATTGAAACGGCACATGGCTGAATGGCTGCACTAATGGTAAGTAAGACAACGCTGCCGATAGAATTGCCAACCGCCAGTCAATAAATGCGAAGGTTAGATATACCGGTATAATCCGGTAGATAATCCGCTTTTGCAGGCTACCAGTAAGCCCCAGAAATCCGCCAAAGCAGCGGCCTAAAAAGGCGTGTATGGGGATTAACAGGGGGATCATAATTGGCTCCGCAATGCCGCGATTTGCGCGTTTACATTTGCCAACCAACCGTTATCAATTCCAAGAACAGCTTCACGTATGCGGCGGTCTGTGATGGTAGTTTCTAAATCAGCTATAGCTTTCAACTTATCCGACTTGTTTTTTGCAGCCGCATATTCCGAAAATGCTTCAGCAAGTTGTGCATCGGTTGCTATTTCAGAAAAAGCCATTTCGCCGTCAAGCAAATTTTGCTCGCTGTCAATAGCTCGAAAATAAAGCCCGTTGTTTCCGTAAGCGTACATTAGATGTTGTCCTCCCAACTTGTGGCTTGAAATGAATTTCCGGCGTTATCCGAGCGCCAGTAAACATTTGTGCTTTCTAGTAAAATTGTTGTTTGGAATGAGCTTGAGGCTTGCCAAAAAGCAAAATAAGAATTTGCATTAGCGTTTGCATACATCTGCAAAGTATTGGCCGAATAGCTACCCATCAAAGATATTCTACTGGCTGTCGGCGGTACAAACGCAGAAATACTGGCTGCAACAGGAGAAGCACCAACGTTTCCAGAAGCTACGGTTGGAAAACTCGACAAATTGCTTCCAACTATGTATTGAGCCTGTCTCCCTAATTGGCGATAGCCGATAATATTTTTTGATCCGTCAAGCCTGATCCAACCAATGCGTGCTTTGTATGTATAAGCTCCCGGCATAGTTGGTGCAGTAGACGATGTGGACATGAGGCAGGCCACTGTTGTGCCGTTATAAATAATCCATAATGAGTACCATGTGTTTGCAGCCGTTGCGCCTGTGTCCAGACCATTTGCGCCGCTTGTGGCCGTGTTGAGAGTAAGGCTAACACCCAAAGCAAGATATGAATTACTGCTGCCGTCTTTCAGAGCAATTTCATCACAAGAAATCGAAACAGTTGTATTAGAAGCCCAAGCATGAGAGAGGTTTTTGAACGCAGCGCCCGGTGGCGCGTTACTTACCAGTGCCGAAGATTGCGAAGTAGCAAGCACTACAGCGCCCGTTCCCTGAACAGCAGTAATTGACGTTCCGTTAATCTTAAATGAGTTACCCGTTCCTGCTGTGTCGTAGGTTTTGTTGGTGAGGGTGTCCGTAGAAGTACGTCCTACCAGCGTTTGCGATGTGCTAGGAAACGTAGTCAATGTTCCAGCCGTTACGCTAAACGGCTCATTAAAGAACACGTTCCAAACGGTGCCGTTAGTGATTACTAGAGCAGATTGCCCGGGGTAAACGATGAAGCTGGAAGCACCCTGAATCGTGTTTGTAGCATCCGGCTGAATCGTGACGTTACCGGCGCTTGTATTAACTACAGAAAAATAAAATCCGCCGCCAAGATTAGCGCATGTGTCGAGCGTAAGTGTAAGTGCAGCGGTACAGACAATCGCATTGTTTTTGTACGCGCTAGTAATTGCCAGATTGGTGGCTTGCGTAACTACGTTCGATCCGAAACCACTTGCAGAGTCACCGGCTACGTTGTCCACCGTTTTGATTGTGTTGTCCGAGCTATCTTTCAGCACAAACTTATATGCGTTTTGACCTAGCCATATATCAGCACGACCCGCTGAATTGAGGATAATCGGATTAGCGTTAGGCGTTGTTCCAGTGCTGTCCGTGTATGTTGCTTGCGGTGTTGTTGTTCCCGCTGCGTAGGTGTATATCTTGCCGCCAGACAAAGGATTTCCGCTGTTGTCCATTTCTTGAACAAATACATATGGTGATAGACGTGACATGTTTACTCCTGATACCGAAGTTTGTTTTTATCGTTTGGGGTCACTGTCACCCGCAGAATATTGTCTGTTTGTTTTTGTCCTGCAGCACCTGATCCAGCGGCCATGATTTGCCTGCCGTATTTTTCGCCAAAATTTGTTATGGCGTTATTATTGGCAACAATGTCTTTAATGACATTGCCAACCGATTGTTTAACTTCATTCAAGGCGGCGGTTTGCGCGGTATCTTTCAGGATTTTACCAACGCCAACGCCCAAAACTTCTGTGCTTGCGACAGATGGAGCGATTGAGCGAATGACATTAAGAAGCGTATAGGCTGAATTGCTGTAATTCCTTGTGCCGGGCTTCATAGACTTAATTAAACGGGCGGCATTGTATGCCTGCTCTATTGCTTTTCTTTCTGCAACGTCTGGAACTACATTTTCGAATAAAGTTTTATTCTGTGTTAATTTTTGTAGATTGGTCGCTAGCTTGTCAAAGCTAATCATGTTCTCAACACCACCCGCAACATCACCACCAGCCTTAACTTCTGCAGTCAACGACTTGTTGACGATAGAGCCAAGAACGGCCTGCTTTACTTGTGTTTGTAGTTGCGCTTGCAATTCAGGATTATTTGAGGCAGCTTTCAGAATATCTTTTACATAAGCGCCGGATTTTACGCCCAGTGAATTTATGGAATTTGCAAATTGTTCATTGGTCAAATTTTCATTTTGAACAACATCTTTAACTAAGTCAGAACGCTCAAATAACCGACCTTGCTCCGCTCGTGATGCTCTGGCTTTTTCCATTGCGTCAAGAATTTTAACATCACCAGATTTAACTGCTTCGCGTGGAAGCTGATCCATGGCAGTGTCGTATCGTTTCAATAAACCTGTCAGGAATGCTTTTTCGGTTGGTGTTTGTGCGTTTTGAATACCTTGGCTTAGAGATGAGCGATAATTTTCCATCTCAAAGAAATTCTTTGTCAAGCTAGGAGGCAACGCTTCGCTTAATGGCTTCCCGTACTGATCGGTAATTGTTGATGCTGATTTGCCGCCAGATGCATCAGCCTGCTTCATAAGGCCAATGCCTTTTTGATAAAGGCGATTTGCTTCCTCCATCCCTCTGGCTTTGAGGTCAAATGGCGTTCCTGTGTATCCCTTTTCAGCAAAATTTTTAAATGAGGGAATGACGGTGTTTTTTACATAATCACCGGCGATCATAACGGGGTTATCGCCAGAAAGATCACCTACAGTTTTATATGCTGCCGATGTCTTATCTTTTGCTGCCTGATAGGCTGATCGGAGAGTGGATACTATGGAAGCAGCAGCATCCGGCGAAGCGTCTGGATTTAACTCACCACCAGCGATTTTAGAAATAACCTGTTTTGCTTTATCAGATTGAAGCGTCCTAACTTCGTTCATCAGGTTTCTTGCTTCGTCGCCGTGAATACCGGCAGCGGCTCCGGCCTCAAGGGCTTGCTTGGCTGGGTCTTGTGTGGCTTGGCCTACAGTTAGTGGAATTATGTCAGAAGTTGTATTTCCGATTCCGCTTGTGTCTGCTCCGTTGAGCGATTGTCTGACATCTCCGAGACCAATATCTCCGGATGAGCGCATACCTTGTTGCGTTTGATTTGCAGCCGCCAAACCTGCCTCAGAACCTTGTTCTCCGGCAAAATTGTTTTTAACAAGAGCTTTTGCTCTCTGGGCGAGGTTATATAAAGGTGTAGCAACTTGCCTAGCTCCCAGAGCAAGACCATCAGCAAGTACACTGCCCCCAGCACCAAATAAGCTTCCAACAGTAGCACCAGTTGCTGCATTTGAGGCTCTTTCACCTAATGTGTCGCCTTCTCCGGCTCCGTGTAATCCCGTCAGCGCAGCACCAACGCCAGCGCCCTTGAGCGCTCTCATAGCAACAGAAGCCCCTTGTAAAGCCTTTGCTGGAATAAGCGGTATAGTACTTGCCGCCCCCACCAATGTTCCGGCAATAGCGGCTTTGGGGTTCTGTTCTTGGCCTGCTTTTAATCCCTCATTTAGTAGGGCTTTTGCGGCTTTTTGTCTATCACCAAAACTACCGCCGCCGTTGTTGGTTAATGCATCATAAGACGCTGCAATATCAGCACCAAACGGTACAGCATCAATGGCACTAGCCATTCCAGTTGTCACTGGGTCAACCTGCATTTTGGGCGTGTCTTGTTTTGGCGCTTCCTTAGAAGGTGATTGTTTACCCAATACAGAAGAAGCAAATGCCTCTACGTCCGCAGGCTTGGCACCTTCGGGAACCTCAAATTCATGAATGGTCTTTCCATCTGGATCAAGAACTTGGGCAATAGGCATTATTTTTTAACCCCCAGATATTTATAGCCGGGAGCCGCACTATCTACTGCTGATGATTTGCTTTTTAGTCCATTGATATATTCTTTTGCGGCATTAAGTTTATTGAGTTTTATTTCAAGCGGATCATTAGTTCCGGGCAGAAAGGAAAGCGCCTGCTCTGCTTCTTGGTTTGAAATTGAACCCTGCCCCTTTAAGAAGGCAATACGCGATTGAAGACCAAGAATACCTTTTCCAACATCAAATTTTGAAGCATTCAAAGCCTGAGTATTTGGAACGCCAAGTTCGGTGGTTACTCTAGCTGCAGCACCTTCCAATGCACTGCCGGGAGTTCCCTTAGATGCTAAAATCAGCCGGTCTATGTTATCGGTTAATTCTCCAAGGCTCTGATCCTTTAGTTCTGAATTTGCCGCAGCCTCTCCTTTGGTCGAGGAATATTTCTCAGCACCAGTTTGGCTGGCGGCTATGTCCGCCCCTACTTTTTGTTTTTGCAAATCAATATTAGCTTTATTGGTGTCCGTTAGCGCGTCCTGCGCTGCTTTTGGATTATCTCCCGGCGTTGCAGGAACCTGAACCTTGGAAGCTTGAAGATTGTCATACAGTAGAGGTTTTGCTGCGAATGGAACTGTTCCGCCAACCGCACTAGCTGGGATAGCAGCGGCAACCGCATTTCCTTCTGGAGTGTTTGCCAATGCCATATCAGGCTTATACGGAGGCGCAGCACCGTCAAGCGCAATTCCAGAAGGTTTGCCCATAGGGTCAATGCCAGCGTCTTGGCGTTGTACGGGCGGCATGGGAGCTGGATTGCCATTTGGAACCGTGGCATCTGCCGTTTGCGCTGGAGCAGTGAGTGCTCCGTAATCAAGGCCAGTTGCTGGTGCAGCGGTGCCTTGTTTTCCTAAAATATCTCCGTAGGGGTTATTTATTATCGCCCTGCCCGTTGTGGGGTCAAAGGCTGGTTTATTTTGTGAACGTGCGTAAAAATCGGCAGCAGCCCTCGCTTGAGGGTCAAGCTGTTTCCCTTGCAGGGCATCGTATAAAGATAATGCTCCGTATCCTTCTAGGTTCTTGGCTTGGGCTTCTGGCGTACTCAGAGAAAGCAAAAGCTTCTGCCTATCGCGTGAGTCTGTAATGTAATTTTGCCCAGCCGTGGCAATGGTGTTCATCAAATTTGCATTTTGTTGTGCGCGCAATTGTGCGCCTTGCAAAAACAGTGAGGCATCTAACGGCATTACTGCACCTCGTGGAAATTTACGCCGATAGCGTCATAATTTACCGCTAGAACTCCATCGGATAATTGAATGACGGCTTCGGGGTTTTTCTGCATAACTTCCTGCGCGATAACGCCCACATATCTGCGGTTTGGATTGGCCTTGTAATTAAACGAATAAACGTTGTGGCCGTTCTGTGTTCCAAGAGGAATTATGTTTGTTTTTAGCCGTGCGTCAGATGTGTAGTAATTAGCAAATCCTTTGCCTACGGTTCCTAGTGAACTGGCTGTAGCGGGTGCAAACAAAGAGCCTCCGCCCGACAAATAAGCGCCACCCAGAGTTGCGCCAGCGCCAAGAAGTGTATTAAAAAATGATCCACTATTTGCGGCATTGGCCTGATTTGCAGCCGTGATAGAATTACCAATACCCTGATAAGTTTCACCGGCTTGATTTGCGTAATTACTTCCAGCATTGGCAATGGAACCTGTGGCGGATTGTCCAGTTCCTGTAATTCCGGCTAGGCGGTTATAAATATTTGTCTTGTCGGCAGTGTCGCGGTTGTATGCGTTGCCGTATTCTGTTGAGGCATAATCCTGATTATATTGCTGCAAAGCTTTCGTTGCTTCCGGTGTCAGGTATTTACCAGCAGCAGATAATTGACGCTCAACGCCCTTCTGTCCTTCGCTTAAACGAAATTGATAGCCGGGGTCATTTTGAAAGTCTGTGCTATTAAATGTTTTTAGAAGTGAGCCATAATTAGGGTCGCTTGCGGCGGCTGTTTTCGCTGCAGTATTTGCCGTACTATAAGCATCATCATACGCTTTTTGTGCTGCTGCAAGTTGTGCCTGATCCCGCGCCTTTTGCGCTTCAACGTTTGCAGTAGCGCCGCGTGAGTTTGGGTCATAATTGATTGCTGCTGTGCGGCCTATGGCTGCGTTAGCTTCGTCAATTCCTTTTTGCGCTGCCGATACGTTTGGATCGCTGCCAATGCCTTTACCGCCCAATCCAAGGCGGAACATCAATTCTTCTAAGCCAGCATTACCGGCCTGTTGATAAGGCTTATAATCTTGGCGCGTTTGGTCGTAAATCTGCTTTTGCAGTTCAATAGCTTTGTTGCCGTATTGAATGGCTGCGCCTGCGCCTGAGTTTCCTCCGCTTTTACCACCCATTATGCGCCTCCGTAATATACTTGCATTGACTGGACTTTATATCCCCAACGCTTCAAGAATTTTTCTTTGACCGCAAGCGGCACATCGAAAACCATGTGCGACATGTAAAGAGGTAGTTTGAATTTGCTGGATACTGCCTGCACAGCATCGGACAATGTTTTTGCAGCCCTAATGCTTCTGAAAGCAGGAGCGATATAAAACATATATTCGGTGAGACAATTAACCGTGGAGTGCAGAGGCTTGAATGTACGAAGTCCGGCAAAGCCTATTAACTTTCCGGCTTTTTCAATCAGTACAGTTGGCGCAAGAGCATAGGACTCTAATACGGTATCAGCGCACCGTTCAAGGTCTGGTTCTTCTACGAATGTGCGGATTTCTGACAGTGCCTGCATATACATTTCCAAAACATCGGCAAGGTCGCGTTCTTCTGCGTACCTAGTTGTCAGGCTGTTTTGGACATCAGAGGTGCCAGTCCTCTGGTTGTTTGCATCATTGCCCATTTTGCACCAAAAATCAAGAAATAATTACTCTATCAGTCACTCTGCGCCACGCGCTGCCGTCCGAAAAAGCAGGAACAGCACCACCTGATTCATTCGAGACATAAATCATGCAACCCTTGAATGTTGCTGCCGTTGGAACCGTTGCCACCGTATAGGAACGCAATTGCACCGGTGCGTCATTGCTCAAGAGGCTTATGAAAAACTGCATCCAAAGGCGCGACACAAGGCCAGTTTCATCAGTGATTTGCCCCTGTAATGGTGGTTTAGCCATTGTTGATATAAGCCTGATTTATTTGAAATTGTGTCGGTTCGGAATAGGTTATTTTGAAAACCCTATCCCTTGCGCTGCCGCAGCGTTTCCAGCGAACACGGTTGCGGTATTTTCCGACAGCCCCGATTGTTGTCCATTTTTCGTTAGAATATGTGCGTCCGCCGTCATCGGAATACTGCATTACAATCTGTGGGCTTGATCCCTGCCCTGATTGCAGTCCAACGCCCGTCTCTACGTCTAATTCCAATACTGAAATTGGTATATTGTGTTTTTCTCGGGAAACGTGGGGAGTAATACGGGTGCGATGGATAGCTTCACCGTTGTAGGAATAAATATCTTGCGATTGGCGATAGATTTGATTGGTGACATTATCGCCTATCATGTTCATCTGGTTAAAGAAGAAATGACAGCTTCCGCGATGCTGGGTCGCCTGATTTGTTGATGTATCCCAATATTGCCGTTCGTGCCACATGTTCGTCGAAACATCTAAAACAAATGTTGTATCTAAGCCTTTTACGTTGAGGCAATAGAAGGCGTGGCCGCGCTCGTGGTAAACATAAGCATAAGAGCCATCCAAAGTAGTGGCCGTTGCTATTTTGCTTTCAATAGCTTGGTTTGATACACGGCCTATTTGCAGGCCATTGGTGCGCCATACAACGCCACGCCCGAGAGCGTCAATTCCTAGCCATATGAGAGAATTATCAAGAGCATTCACTGTGAAAGGTGCCGCGCAGCCTGTTTGCTTTGAAGCCCCTGCTATACGTTCAAAGGGGAAAGCTTGTGCGCCGGTGTTCTGGAATACTTCCGTTGAAATATCGCCCAAAGCCCACAAAAGTCCGTTATTTGAAAACACGGTGACAAGATTATCTGGATTGGCGTTTGCGCCTGTATAATCAAGCGCTGCCCATGTAAAACCGTCATAAAGCGAAGATATGTAAAAATTAGGTGTATTGGTTCTGGGAACGATGAAATATCCGTCTTGAAAAGTCACCGTTGAGCATACTGGAAAATCTGGGTCGGTTATTTGTGTAAATGTATTGGTATCCATATTAAGAATGTAGCCGTATGTACCATCTACAATCATCAATTGCGTGCCGTTTTCGGCCATGCCAACGCGGGTAATTGAGGTTAACAATGTTCCGCGTGATGTTGTTGTGCCGTCCGCATTAACTTCGTAAAGGCCAGTAGCTGCCACAACAAAAGCGCGTCCAGATGATGCTGCCGTCAAAGACCCTCGAATATACCCAGAGCCAGCCGTCGCGAATTGGGTGTATCCGGGTATTGATACAAGCGCACTGACTGACTTTGAAGTTTCAACTTCAGATAAAATTGGATAAAGATTTATTGACCGTTGGCAATCAAAGGTCTTGGCATCTAGCGAATATGTTTGCCCAACAAATCCATCGAATATCATCGGCCAGCCAATATGTTAAAGCTTGAACCGTCGCTAATCGTTGCCAGAGCGTCATCGACTTGCATGGTGTTTTTATCCAGCACGCCGATTTGCGCTTCAATGCTTGTCTTGCTTTCAATGGCAATAGCAACCACGGCTTGCGGTACGGCCTTGCCGTATTCTGGCGCAATCTCAATCGCCAAATTATAACGCAGTGCGCGTTCTAAACCGGCAGGCAAGGAAAGCGTATCGCTTAGATTTGAGAACGTGGACAGTTGCTTGGTGCTGTACATCGTGAATAAATAAGCCGCGTTTGGCTTATAGTAGAATGTCAGCGTTCCTGTGGGATAGCCGCGCTCGTAATAGACAGCCGTAGGTCTACCAGAAATAAATGTATCATTTTGATATGCGTATTCTTCGGCTGAAAATATTTCCAGACTTGTCGAAACTGAATTTGGAATTTCAACCGTTGCCGCATAAATCCGGCTTGGCAAGGTGGTGTTAATCGTACCGCCGATGCCTATGGTATAGACATCTACTCCGGGCGTTAATGTCAAAGTGTCTTGGCTTTGCGTCCATACTTTATTGCCGTCAATAGACCAGCTATCGACCATAGCGTTAAGCGCAAAGAGAGCGTCAGAGCTTTCTTCTGCCGTTGGCTCCTCGCCTGAGCCTACCTGTTCAATAAGCCTCAAGCTGCCAGTGATAAGCTGGCGCAGAGTTGTCATTCACCACTTCCAAGCGTGAAGAATACAAACTTACTCGCATCTACTGCCGAGCTAATCGCAGCAATATATTTGTGGGGAAGTGGCCTCACATATGCGCGGGTCGTATTCGGCGGGATAATCACGCAATTAACCGGAACAGTTGCCGATGCCGGAAAAGCCGCCGTTGGAGTTGCAACGTCACTCGATGTGATGCAGACATATGAAGTAGTTGGATTTGTGACGAGCACGCTCCCACTATTCATTTCCGTATCACGCAATGTTATCGCTGCGCTAGATGTTGCTGAAGCCAACGCATATGTTGGAGCAACCGTCGCCATTTGTATCTGCATAGTGACTCCTTAAACGATAGCCCCGGTCGTTGCTCCGATGGGGTTAAGCTTCATTGTCGAACCAAGGGCTACAGTTGCGGCAGTTGCGTCCGAAGTATTCTGAGCCGCTTGCAATTGCAGAGTACCAGCAACAGCAACAACAATCGTTCCACGTACTTTGATGTTAACATAAGCAGCAGCAGCGTTTACAAAAGGTGACGCATCGGTTGAGGTTGTAAAGTTTGTTTGTGCAACAGCAGCAGCCGACAAAGCCGTTACGGCTAGACTGGTGCTGGTTATCATGGAGGCGGTGCCCCACTTTAACGCAGCCTTAAAACCACCGGTTGCACCAGCGGTGGTGATTAGGTTGATGTCCACATCATAAGTGCCGGGCTGCAGAGTGTCGGAAACTAAGCCCACTACGTTTGCTAAGGTGGTGTTTGTTGCTTGCGAGAATGCCGTTGTTACGGTTGATTCATCGTTAAAATTATCGTTGATGATTTTACGAACGTCTGCGCTCAAAGCGCCTTCGGTTTTGATTTTGTTTAATGCCATGATGACGGCTCCTAAATGAGAAAAACAATAAGAAGGGGCGGCCGGTTAAGGCCACCCCACCTCATTAAGTTACGACGTTACGCGGCAAGCCCATTCAGGACGAACCGGCGCAATACCGCCAAGGAAGTCAAGGCGCATAATCAAACGGTCAGTTAGGATTGTGTAATCCTTGATGACGCGAATGGTAAAGCCACCCGAAGTTGCTTGGCCTGCTTCATGTGTGCCTTCAGGCAGGAACAATGGAACCGAAGCCATGCGGAAAGCAGACTTATGGTAGGCAATGTTCTGCGTGTAGGTCGTTGAAGCGTTGCCGACCAGAGTAACAACAGCGCCAGATTGAGGCAGTGCAGATACGTTTTGCAAGCTTGTTGAGCCAGAGCCGTAGATCGTTGGGCTAATTGCAACGCCGGTGTAAGAGCCAGACGAAGCCGTATTATCAGCCGTAACAACAAACTGCTGCAAGTAACCAAGATCGGCTTTCGTGATCGGATGTACTGCGTTAACTGCAGCAATCGTGAACACGGTGCCTTTCTTCAATACCTGTGCGCCAGTACCCGTCAAAGCCAGCGTTGTTGCGCCGGTTGTGGAGGTTGTGGTTACAGTGATCGAGCCAGTTGCCGTGCCGTTAGCATGGCGATACAACATGTTGTTGCTGATATAGTTCAAGCCGTCAGCAGTACCCATGTAACCGGACTTGTACTGATCTGCTACTTCGCTTGAGCTTTGGAACAAGCCCTTACGTGCGTTTACAGCAGAACGGTTGGCAGCCGGAGACATCAAGGCAAAACGGTTGTCAAAATCTGGGCAACCCATTTCCGTGATTTTCTGGTTAGCAGAAAGCATCGTGTCAGTATCGAATACAGTTGAACCTGCCGTGCCGACTAAATTGTAGGTTGATTGAGAGGCGGTTTGCAGGAAGCTGTTTTCGATGTACTGGGCGATTGCCGAGACTGCTGGATCAAGAACGCGGCTCGTCCATGATTTCAGTTCCATGTCCGTTGCAATTTCTGCGCTGGTCAATGCGATTGGCACGACTTGGCGAAGATTAAGAGCAAGGGCAACCTTTTCTTCCGTAATGTCTTGGATCGAGGAAGTGATATCAGCGGTCGAGCTAGGAATGAACCGAGCGGGCTTGCTGATTTGAATTGTGTCGCCAGTGTCGTAGTTCGACTTCATTGAAAAAGAACTTTCAGGTTCCTTATCAATTGACTTACAGAACTGGACTTTATCTTCAAGCATTGCGGCGGCCAGCTTGGCAATTTGCCCCGGCGCATTTTTGAGGGTATTAAATGTATTGGCCATGATTGGTTACTCCAAAGTTGTTGAACGATTTAGCTTCGCACCCACTTCAACAACTCTTTGGGAGACATTGACTCGATGTCCTTTCCGGACTTTGTTCGAGAACCAACAGCCTTAGGAGGAGGTGGAAGCGTAGCGGTTTCGGTTTTCTGTTTTTTCAAACCGATGGCCGTTTCAATCAGCTTCCATGCAATCTGCACTGGCTCCATTCGTTGCATTTCATCAAGCAAGTCTGGATTTTTACCCAAATGATACGACAGGGCTGGTAAATCAGGAGCAGCTAGTAAGATGTCCTTAAATACCTGAAAGCCCTGCGAATTGTGATTTGCTGCCTGAATTGTCTCATTTAACACTTCAACAGCATCGTCATAATCCGGCACTGACTTTCTAAACTCAGCCTCTTTAGCGACAAATTCAGCCCTTCCGGCCTCCATTTTCGCTTGATAAGCTTTCGCTAACTCTGCGTTCTTAGCTTCGGCTTGCTTGGCCTCAATTTCTTGTTTGGCCTCGTACTTGCCGACTGCTTTTAGGTAATCTTCGTAACTGCTAAAATCTGCTTCTTTTGGGGCATCGTCTTTTTGCTCGACTGGCTTGGCAACGGATGCTTCCAGTTCTGCAATTCGACGCTGCAAAGCGGCTCGTTGTGCCGTTTGCTTATCAATGCGTTTCTGCATGGCCGCTTTGACTTTTTCGGCCTCAGTAGGTTCTGGTTTTTCTGCCGTATCCGTTGAATCCGTTTCCGGTTTTTCTTCGGTAGGCGCACCCTGTTCAACTGTAGGGGTCAGTTTTTCGGTTTCTTGCGTAGTTTCGTTTGAAACTGCGGCTTCAGGCGCTACGGCCAGATTGTCCAAAGACATTAAAATCCTTTTGGGATTATCTTTTTGCCGACAGTGCGGCTGGACAGTGCTTTTAAAGAGGCAAAGAACTCTTAGAATTTATTTATACTCATATTGAGCATAATAACAATAATTTATTTATGTAAGTATTAATAAAAGGAGAAGGTTGAGTTCGTCTTCGTGTAATTCGTCTTCAAATTTTTTTCTTTTTTGAACATCACCCCCGCCACCAAGCCATCCGTTATCAACTATTTTTGAAGCATCAAAAAAGAATTTATAAAGCGCTGCAATCATTGTTCATCGACAAACATATTCTGCGTTGTGACAACGCCGTCCTCATCAACATAGGACGTGGCAAGCCATAACCTTCCTTCATCATCGCGCCAGTAACATTCACCGGTTTTCTTTAGATTTTCAGCCATGTTAAAACGCCCTTATCATGACGTAACCAGCCGTGACACCAACGCCCGCCGTTGTAACAATAGCGCGGTAGAATTGAGCGGTTACGTTATTTATTGGAACCGTCACCGTGCTGTTTGCTACGGCGGTCAGGGGCGAACCAATGGAAGTCCAGCTTGTTTGACCATCATCTGATACCTGCAATTGCAAGGCTGGCGCTGTGGTTGTTATAGCGCCAACATTTATAGATAATTGAACGTTTTTTGTTAGCTGTTGGGCAAACAAAGCAGCCGTTGTGTTGCTTAAACTTGTAAGAGTAACGGTACGATCAAACAATTGACGAATGTAAGGAGCGTCAAAAGTAGTCTGCAACCTGTTAATTGTACGGGTAAATGAAGGAGTTGTTCCTGTTAAGGTTTGAACATATCGAATGCGGTTGCCTGTAAGCGGCAGTACAGGCGATGAATAAGAACCTGTAGCCGTTATGCGAGGAAAATCATATACAGCATACCAATTTGTTGCTGTATCTGGCGATTCTTGTATTTGCACGTCCATTGTAGGATTGGTGCCGCTTACTGCCGTAACTGGTATATTTACGGAATATGAATTGCCGCTACTTGGTATTAGCGTGCCAGTTGTGGTTGTTGTGGTTATAGCCGCCGATGCAACGTCGGCAACAATGCCAGGAATGCCAAGATTTGCGGAAGTGACAGCAGAAACCGTGCCAATGCTACCGCCCTGCGCGGTAAATGACATGCTTCTTGATGCGTCGTTAGTCGCTTGAGATATGCCCTCAATACGTAAACGGTCATAATCAAAAAACCGAGCAAAAGATAAGCGCAAATCCGTGCGTTTAATGACCATGCCGCCGCAAGCGGTTGCACCAAAATTTGCAGGAAGTGTCGTTGATCCTATTGCGCCCAACTCTAATAAAGTCGTGCTTACGTTGCGAACAACATAAGCACCGTCACAGCCTAAATCGGCACCTGTAGCAGGAACGCTTCTCAAACCATGAACGTTTACATAATCGCCAATCAATAAACCTGACCAACTTGTGTTACCCGTCAATGTTAGCGCCTGCGTGCCATCTGCAGCCGTTGCCAAGGTGGCCGATACAGCACTAACACCGCCATAACCGCTGGATGATGGTAGATTGCCGCCATTGACGCGTACTACGGTGCCGCCGAATGCGGTAGCTGTTGCCGACACACCAAAGGCAATAGTGAATTGCGTTGAGTTTATGACAGAAGCAACAGCCGTGGCCGTCACAGCGTTGGCAAAGTTAGTTTGATCCGAAGCACCATAAATGGTCACTAAATCGGCAGTGGTTAGACCATGCGGAACATCCGTTGTAATAGTTGCGGTAGTGCTGCCTGATTTTTGAAGAGTAACAATCTTGGCAACCGGCACGCACATGGATTGGTTATTGGTGCAACGGAATCGTAATTTATAAGATTTGGTTGCATCCGGAACAACCTGCGACCTACCAACAACGTAAGTTGGGGCAGAAGCGGCATCTAGTGTTGAGTAAATAAATTGCACCCTATCAGGAGCAGCTAAAAACCTATAATCAGTTGTTGGATTAAAATTATAAGAATATGGAGAAGATACTAACTGAACGCTGGCGCTAGAACCTGTTGTAATGCCGTGCGGGCTAGTCAAAGTCCCAGTTGTTTGCGCTTCCCCTGAATTGGCTCTGGTATAAATAGCAGCAGTTGTAACTGTATTATTTTCAAAAATCTGCGAAATTCCGCTTGCAGAACCACCAAGCCTAGGGCGTTTGGTTATGTATCCAGTCACAAATGGACCAGCAGTAACTGAGGGAATAGTACCAGTTGGGCCGCCCGTGCAAGTGAAACTTGTTGGCGAAGGGATTGTTGCAACAACAAGCGCCGTATAATTCATGCGACTATCGTTGACGCCGTAAACAGAAATACAGCTACCTATCACGAGGTTATGATTGGATGACGTAGTAACCGATAGCGTTGTAGTAGTTTGTGATATTGAACTAATCGCAACATCAGTATACGCAGGAATAGAATTGTTTGGGTCAATCAACTCAATAGAAAATTCCTGTCCTAACGTGCGTTGGCTCGTATGAGCGCCTACAGAAATCTCAACTGGCAGCGTAACGGAACTATTGCATGTGTATGTTGTAACAGTATTGGCCGTCAAAGGGTCTTTAGAAATGACAAGATACGCGGCACCACCCGTATTACCATCTGCGCGTATAATGTCGCCGCTGGCTATAACTTGTGTCCAATTTCCATTGGGATATACGTCAAATCCTTCTTGAAATGTTTTAGTAAAGTTTGACGGATTACTTGGAACGCGGTTAGTAGCATCGACTGGCGTATAACCTGATCCATCCGTGCCGTAAGCAAGCTTGGTGTATGGCCAATAATCTCCCGTTCCTGCGTTTTTATCAGAAGCAAAAGGATACTTGTCACTTGTGTTTGATACTAAGCTGCTTGTCATTCTTCCTCAGATTTCAAGCGAACACCAATGGGTTTGCCATTTTTCATGATTAATTCTTTTGGAGCCATAAGAACTGAAATAATTTGATTTGCACTCATAGCCACTTGTGATTTCAGGTCATCTATGGATTTACGAAGCTTTGCTATCTCATCAGATGGCGCATCCATGGTTCCAATGCTGTAAGCAATACCGGACAGCTTGGCTGCTACGTTTTCGAGTGCTTTGTTACGATCAAGGTCGGCTTTGTTATCTTCTGCAACTTCCGGCGCTTCCTCGGCTTTTATTTGGGCTAGGACTTTCTTGATGACTTCCGGCTTGGTGCCTTTGGGAAATTGAATATCCATTATTTGACCATCTTGCCGGATGCATCGAATTTAATGGCTTCAGCTGGTGGCTTGTCGGTTGGATTGCCCTCCGCGTCAAAATACTTGGCCGATTTCTTGCCCTTCTTTTTCTTAAGGGCTTCAACAACCTCCTCTTGGGGAGATTGAACAACTGGCGGTGCAATAGGAACAGGCGCGGGAGGCGGTGCAGCTTGGCGCATTTCTTCTGCCGTCAAGATATGATGAACGGCCTCGGCAGTGTCTTTTGACATTGCCTCAAGTTCAGCAATCGTGCGGATAACCTCGGCAACGTGTTCCGGCGTTAGTCCTGCTGCCTGAGCCGATGCAATAGCATCAGCAGCTTGCGCTCTAGCCAGTTCAGCATCAGCCCTAGCCTTGTCGGCATCAGCTTTAATCTTGTCGGCTTCCGCATAGGTCTTTTCTGTCTTGGCTTTGCTTTCTTCAAGTTCGGCTTGCGTTTCCGCATCGGTTTTTTGCTTTTTGGCATCGAGTGCCTGCCCCATTTGTTCAATTTGATTTTGCAGGGCTTTGATCGCTTGATCGGCTTGCTGCAATTTCTGTGCGTTCGGATCGCCGTCATCTTGCATTTGCGGGAATAACTTACGGAGGCGCTCAACGATTTGCTCTGATTCCGGTAAGTCTAGGTTCTTTACAAACAAATCACCAAGCACGGGAATTGTCTGCGGTAATGCCGTCATCATGCTTTGTAATAGTTCAGCACTTTCGCGGCGTTGCGATACGGCTGATTGGCCTACCGTGGCTATAACATCATACTTGCCTACGCCCAGATTAAAAAACGCTTGTGACGGGTTATTGCCTGCCGGTGCGTAATTGCCCTTTGCTTGTTTAATGACTGGCTGATTGATTGGCACCATTGCCTTGCTGCCATCATCGCCGATAATCCGCATAATACGCTGGCCGGTGTAAACCTTCGGGATAAGGTCGATTAAAATGCGTCCGACATGGCGGATTGATGTTTGCAGGTTGTCCACGAAGTGAAACGTGGAATTGTCACCTTGCGCTTGTCGAGCCAATATGGCCTTGCCGGACTTCTCATTACCATTCGCTCCAAGGCTTGCATCGAATATGCCAAGGGCTGCTTTAATACCATCTGCCGCCGATAGCGTTTCCTGATACATGGCAGGACTGCCCTGCGGCGCTGGCTGGCGCTGTGGTGGAACTGCCGCATATGTGCCGTCAGGTAATTTAACTGGATCGTATTCTAAGAAAGCATATGTCTCATTGTTCGCCTGCGCCCATTTTCTAGCGGCGGACTTGAACTGTCCAACCATGCCGACAAACGGAGCTTTGGGCTGCAATGCAACGATTTCGGTTCCAGCAGTCAGCCAGTAGTTAAACCGGCGTTGCGGGTCTTTGGCGTGATATACAAGCGACAAGAACTTGCGGCGACCATCGTCGTTAACTTCCTCGCCGTAAACAGGAACCAATGGGATATATTTACCAAGCCAGTCGGTTTCTTCTAAAACTTCGCAGCCGGTAAACTTACACCATTTAATCTTAGGCTGTTTAACAACACGTTCTTGCAGAATATCTAGGCCAGCGGCTTCGGCATCGTCTTTCTTCATAATGCCTTGCGGTGTCTGCACTATGCTGATTTCTTCATATTCCTTGTAAAAATACTCAGCGACCCTGACACTTTCATCCGAATACCAGCCATCAGTTGAGCCGTAACCCTCTGCGCTGATTGGCTCTGCATCTGGGTATTCAGCTTCAAACGCCTCGTGTTCGGTGTCAGTAAAGATAAATCCATACTCAGCATCAGAGCCGTCAAGTTCTTTGCTGTTGGGGTCAAGCATCACGGTTGAGAAATTGGCAACACGCTCAATTTTGATTTCTTGGTCAAAGCTTTCATCATCAGCATATTGGGTATTAACTCTTATCCAGCCATAACCAGCCGATACTGCATTGAGTGCTGCAGTGTCGTAGGCGTTGTCAGCGCATGATTGCGTCTCGATGTTGCGAACAATGCCCTTCATCACACGGGCTGTTTCAACGTCTGCCTTGCTATCAATCGGGTTAACCTGAATAGCTGGCCGTGTCTGGCGCATACTATTGATAACCTGCAGGATTGAAGCGTGAACACGGTTTTCAGTTAAACAAGGACGGCCTTCTTTTTGACGCTTGCTTTTGATTTCATCCGGCCATTGATCGCCCATAAGGGCAAAGCTGACATCTTCAGAGCCGCGTGAATATTCAGTCGAATAATAATCAGTGCAAATCTGGGCGCGTTCTAGCGCGTCCTGCAAAAGATCATCGTCTTTTTCTGATTTTTCTTGTTTGCCAGTTTCTTCGGCCATGCTCAATATAAAGGTTAACAGTGGTTAACGTGAGCATGGCAAAGCCAAGGATTGTTAATATACTTGGATTATAGTTTTTTGCAAGAAATTTTATCCCATCCAACTCGATGCTGCTTGGCGGTGTGCGTATGGATCGCCCTGTGGTTTTGTTTCCGTGATGTTGCCCTTAATCTCAGCCGCCGCTAATGCTGCGTATCGTGCAGCACTTGCACCATGTGAAGCCCAATCGTGTTTTGGTTTTGATTTAAAGACCGAGCGTTCCTCATCCCACTCGTAAGCATAGTTCTCTAGTGCCTGCAGCCCGTCCGCGCATTTATCAGCATCGAACGCGCTAAAGTGTATGGTCTGGCGCAGTAGCTCAATGCCCGGATTTATATCTTGCTCTCTAGGCAGCAGCGTTGTTTCTATGCCCATATCAGCAAACTGAACTGTCGGCTTCAACCCTCTGATGTTTCCATGACCGCCGTCATGCGGCAGGAAATGGCCATCCTTCATGTAATTGTATGGCTTTGATTTAATCAGCCGCGCATAGAAGTCCATCTGTTCGCCGGAGTTTTCGTAATATTCTAACCAACGCAATTCACGCCCAACGAATTGAAGCCACCAAATCGCATAAGCATCACCAAAGCCCAAATCGTGCGCGGTAAATACTTCGAACGCTGGATCATACGGAACCTTGCATATACGCCCTTCAGCCCTAGCCTTATCGAGTTGCTTGGCATAAACAGCACCGGATTTGCGCGTATCAAAGCCACCCTCCCAAATGTGTTCGTATGCTTCGGGGTCGTTTGCTTCAAGCTTAAGGCGTTCTTTGTTAAGCACTTCAGGAAAAAATGGGTTATCTCGCCAAGAAACTTTTTTTACAAAAGTATCCTCATCAGCACCTTTGACAAACTGTGTGTATGTAGGATCTGATCTATTCTTAGGATTAAAACTTATCCAGATCTCTGAATTATCTTTTCGGATTGTAGGAATGATAATTTCATAACTACGTTTCGATACGTTCTCCGCTTCCTCTATCCATAGGACATCGGTGCCTTCTAAGGATTTCAAATCAGTAGTGTTATGCTTTAAGCCCCGAAATATAAATTCAGTTCCGTTCTTGCCGCGAATCTCGGTTTCTAACACGCGGTAAAAATCTTGTAAGCCGTATTCGGTGATTAAATCCGACAGCAGTCTATGAACGCTGTCTTTAATTGATTTCTGGATTTCACGGGCACAGCAGATAAGCATTTTGCGCTGCATACCCTGAATAAGTAACGCCCTAGCTATGTTGTGAGATTTAGCCCCACCGCGTCCGCCGTAGTAAACCTTATAACGCTTTGGGCTAAATAGCGGCTTAAATGCTTTGGGGATTTGTAAATCAGCCAACGAATGTAACCGTGTGGTTATGCTCTATGGGGTTTTCTTTATCCCCGACATGCTCGGCGCGTTGCAGCTTCGGGATGTGATATTCAACAACTGACATGAACGCTTTAAACGCTGCATCTGGATCGCGCATGGCAATTTTATCGAGCCAGCCGGTTAATCTATCCGCGTTGCTATCGACAAATAGGGCTATCGCCTCGCGTGCTTGTGCCGTTGCCTTGTTGCTGGTTCCAGCAGGCCGTCCGTTTGTGTTGCCAGATTGTCCCTTTTGAAATGTCACTTGTTTTCTCTTGTTGTTTTCAACAAATCAATGTGCGGTATTATAATACCATAACCAAGATTCCCGTGAAACATTATTTAATTACCCCGCTCTCGAATAACCATCCGATTGTTTTCCTGTGTGCTAGTTCCCAATAAAAAATCTTATTTTCGCGTGATAGTTTTCCTGCGTCTATTTTCTGGTGGCAATCATGGCAGAGGAAAGCTACTCGGTAATCGTGTGCCTTAATCCCCATTCCCTTACCGTCAGCGATTCTATTTGAATGAGCAGCCACTACCGTACCGTCATTATTTTTATCGCACAGGTGACAGGATAATGAGTCCCTAGCGGCCTTTAAAATCTTAGGTGAGCGGTAGTTCAATTGAACCTGTTTGATCTTGGTGGAAGTCCGTTGATTAAATTCGTCTTGATCGTCCAGAACGACCGGCGGGTGATAAAGCCCTTTTCACTGATACCTTCGCCGACTTCTTCGACTGCAATAGCGGTGACTTGCGGAAAGCCCCTATCGTGCCAGAATTTTTTGATGTTCTGCGCCCACCTAATGTTGTTAGCGCGGTCATCGCGCTTGTCGTTTTGGATTGCGACGATTTGATCTGCTGGCATAATTTGAACAAATTGATTCATGCGGTTTCCCCTGTTTTTAAATTCTGCCATCACGCCCATTTATCTTTTTTAGCTAAATCTGGATGGTTTCTTGCGTAACCACGAATAAATCCAATGAAGGCGCCGTCAGGGTTATTCGGTACCTCCGCCTCCTTCGATAACCACTCAGATTCGAGCGAATGAATATCCGCCCTAGGTAAAATTTCTTTAGCCGCTTCAATTGTTTTTGTTTTCAGTTTTATATTTTTTCTTTCCAAAACCTTTTCCTGACAACCCGACGAAGGGTTAAGGGTTAAGGTATCTGGAGAAGGTATCTGGTTAAGGTATAAGGCCGGGCAAGTTCCGTTATCTAACGGTGGCTTAACTGTAGTAGTGCCGTTATCTGGCAAAATACTAGCAATTTCAGTCTTATGCGGATGTTGGTGTGCTAAGAAATTATTTATCTTGATGATGCTTTCACTACCTATTGTGTATCTTGTGATGAAGCCCTTATCTGCTAAAATCTGTAGCATAACGTGTACGTCACAGTTGTCGTACGGAAGAATTTCGGCCTTTATCTTCTTTGGCCGGTCTAGCAACTTTCCTTCACGGTCGGCCAAACACCATAAACCCGTGAACAAAATGCGCGTTAACGGATCACATTCAGCCAGTATGTCGTTTGTAAAAAATGATGGTTTAAGCAACCGCGTTCTTGCCATAGCATCCTCTTTCCATTTCTATATCTTTTCGCATGTCATTTTTTTCGTGAAGCAGGCCGTGACAGGTCTCACATAACGTAACAAGGCAATCATCCGGATATTCCCAAGGAAGTTTGTTGTCCTCGTAATATTGATGATGAACCTGCAAATGCTTAGTGGTTCCGCATGTCGTGCATGAATAAGCATCGCGGTACATTACGTCGTCGCGTCTCTGCCTCCACAATGGGTCTTTTAGGGTTTCGTAATATAATTCCTTACGGGTCACCATGGCCGACCCCTAGTGAGAATTTTAGGAACCTTGTGTGATTTTTGGGGGTCTCGATTGCAAAGACCAAGCCGATGTATCTTGCCCATAACAGCACTTCTGGAAAGGAGTCCAAATATATCCGCTATTTCTGAAGCTGAATATCCTTCAGCCCAAAGCTTTTTTAACTTAACAACATTATCGTCATTCCAATCCATCGGCGGTGACTTCGGGGCGTACAACATCAAACCAACTCCTTGACAGTTACTATTGCCTTTTCTTCATTGCCATATGCGCGGCTTGCGCTGATTGAATTGATGTAACTGTCGTCGACATAAACAATGTTATTCATCCCGTCGAGGAGAGCCTTAATCTGATTGTCAACGTCGCAAAATGTCGGAAAAAGTTTGTAATTCAGGGCTAGTTCACGCTTCTTCTTTGTGAACGATTTGGGGATTTTGACGGTTATGTCGATTAGAACTGACAAATAACCGATGATGGGAGGCTGGCCTCGCATTGCTGTTTTTGCAATCGTTCCGACAAGCTTCTCAAAGTCGCGGGTTTCTTTTTTGGTGTAATGATTAAATCCACCTGTGCGTTGCTTTGGCTGTATTTTGCCGGGGATTTCAAAGTGAATAATCATGACGCCACATAGACGTAAACGCCTATCCTCCGCGCATGTGCTGAAACACGCTCGCTTGTTTTGTGACCTATGAATTTAAGCTGTTTGCAGCGGAATATCGCCCCCACGGAATTGGGATGAACCCATTCCGGCCTCGGCATTCTCTGCTGAATGTCATCCGATGTAACTTCACCATTCTGGCAAGCAAGCTGAATTGCCAACAGTCTGGCCGCTGTTACCCAATCCTTATTGTTGGTTTCAACAAGCTTACATCCCGCATCGCGGCGGCGACTACTTTCAATCAGGTCGAGAAGTGGTGCGCTATTTTCTAACACGCTTGGCACTCCGAGGCTTTGGCTTTGCCTTTTCGAGTGCCGTTAAGCGGCGTTCCAACAATGAAATATCTCTAATTAAATAATTTAAACAGCTAACAATTTCTTGATAAGATAATTTCTGCTTCTTTACAAAATGCGGGAAAATCCGCATTAAATTTTTGCGCACATGTGAAAAAAAATCACTCATGCGTCACCGAAGATGTCTGGTCGCAATTGCGATTTCGTGACCCTGCCATCAGTTGCTTTTTCAATTGCAAAGCAATACTCCGGTGGAACTCGATTGTCCCTATTCAACCAACACCAAACATGCCCCTGACTTATGCGCTTGCCGCTAAATGAGGTAATGCGCTTTGCAAGGGCAGTTTGCCCCCCAACAATTTCGATAGCGTTTGCTAAATAAGTGCTCATGTGCAATAAGTTTACTGCATATGCAGTAGTCTTGCAAGCAAAAAATGACTGCATTTTCTGTTAAGACATATTTTTTTTTATTAGCTACTTAGAAATTATGAAAATGAAAGACAGAGTTGAATCACGTATGGCGGAGCTTGGAATTAATCCAACCCAATTAGCCAAGCGACTTGGCCATGATGGAAACGGCACTGTATGGTCGTTGTTGTCTGGCAGAACTAAGAGCTTTCGCGATATGGAAGGGCTTGCCAAAGCACTGGAAACTTCGAGTGAATGGTTGTTAACAGGTAAATCTGCGGATGGGAATGAAAGTTCAAAAAAACTTTTATCTGAGTTAACAAAACTTACTATTTGTTCTTTAATTGATAAACCAGCCGACAAAACAATCAGTGAAATAAAAGAAAAAATAGTCACTTATTTTTGGCCTGATGTAGAGGCTGGAAGCCCACCAACACATGAACAAATCAAACGCATGGCACAAACCCTAATAGGAGATAAGAAATGAAAACAGTTTTTATTTTATTGGCATTTACGGCCTCCACAAGCGCAGCAATGGCCGACAATTACGTTAATGGATACTACCGGCAAAACGGAACTTATGTTCAGCCTCATTACCAGACAGCGCCGGATGCAACGCCCTATAATAACTATTCAACAAAAGGAAACACCAACCCTTACACCGGACAGCCCGGCTACATAAATCCGCAACCTGTTCCCCAGCCTCAGATGAATAATCCCTATATCGGACAAGGCGGCGGATCGAACCCCTATAATTCCCGACGTTAGGCAAAGTTAGTCTCCACCACCTGAGCAATGACTTTATCAAATCGCTGTGATGGTGACATTTCCAAACGCTCGGCCATTTCCTTAGCCTGCATCATGGATTCAACAGCTTCTAAAACCCGCATGGCGTCAACGTGTCCGTGAATATCGACCAAATCTTCAAACTTGATTGTTCTGTTCATAACAAGCCCCTAAAAAAGTTATTGAGTAATGCATATTGCGGTTGTCGTTGTATATGAAAACACATGGGGTTGACAATTACTTTCTGCGCTGCTAGGTAAAATTTATCTTGCCGCAAGTATTTCTTTGTGCTTGCTTTACCAATCCTAAATAGGAAGTTACCCATTATGATTAATGAGCATCCAAGCCCTGCCCAGATACGTGCCTCGTGTGGGATGTTGAATTGGGATTATACCGACCTCGCCAAGGCATCTGGCTTATCGGTGGATACTATTTCCAAGATATGTCTAGAAAAACATCAGGCCAACCCATCGACACGGATTAAACTACGGGCTGCGCTGGAAAGTGCTGGGTTAGAGTTTTTAGAAATGGACGGGGTGCGAAAGAAAATTACGTCCATTGAAATATTCGACGGAATTGATCGTTTACAAGAGTTTAAAGCGTTCTTTTGCTCATATTTGGCCGAACATGGTGGGGAGGCCTGTATAAGTACCACGGACGAACGGGTGTTTCAGGGGTACATAAAAAATATAGATGCTTATCGCTCTACAATGATTGATCTGGTCAAGTCAGGTAAGGTTACTGGCCGGATACTAGCAACAGCCGGTAATTTCAAGAAAACATGGGCAGATATTAGAAAAGCCCCCGAAGTCATAGGGGTTCTACCTGTTTCGTTTTATGTGTTCGGTGATTGTTTTGCCCTTATTTCCTTCGCCAAACCACAATCCCCCTATGTTGAATTGCATAAATCGAGCGTATTTGCCCCAGATTTTAAACGCTTGTTTGATTTGGCTTGGACTTCGGGAGAAGAAATATGACCGCCCTGCTCTACAGAAAGCTAACCGAGGCCGATGCAGATGATTATCGCAGCATCAGGCTGGAAGCTTTAGAGATCGATGCAAGGTACTACACAGCCGATCCAGTAGCGGAAAAAAGCCGCACCCTAGGCCAGTGGGCGCAGGCTTGCAGAGAAACCACCCAGCACGCGATTTTTGGGGCTTATGATGATGGGAAACTGGTAGCCACATCGGTGGTTGATATGTTCAGTGAAAATGCCGCTAGATGGGGCTCAACTTACGTCAAGCCAGAATACAGGAAAATGCATCTAGCGGATAAGCTTTTGGCTTTAAGTGCCGACTGGACTTTAGCCGCTGGCCGGACAACGGCTGTATTTACAGTTAGGGCTGATAATAAACGCGCTAGGTATGTTCACGAAAAGAACGGCGCTTATGTCACCAGACAAGAACCCATGCGCTTTGCCGATGGTGAAACGGTGCCCACTTACTGGTACGAAAAGCGGCTAAACACTTAGTTATCCACATTATCAACAAGCTGTAACATATTGATAAGAGTCCTAATTGTTATGATTATGCTAAGAATCAGTGTATAAGCAAAAACGCCCCACCCCCCGTTAAGGAGTGGAGCGTTGTTTATTATGCCCCCTTGGCGGAATTGGTTAAACGCACTCGACTGTTAATCGAGCGACTCCTAGCTGGGGTTTTACGGGTTCAAATCCCGTAGGGGGCGCGTCTTATTGATTCTTCACTTGTTACGATTTTGTATTACAAAAGCTAACAAGTTGTAAATGCGATTCTGTTGCCAACGGAAATATCGTTAGAACATCTCAAGAACATCCATAATTTATCATAGGACGATAAAGAACGCAATAATATTTCGCTTTAAAAACTGCATTTGCAGTTGACACGGCTACTGCATTTGCAGTATCCATATTCCCATCAAGATAACTGACGGGGATTACAATGCTTTCACCAATCACAACGAAAATCGACACAGCAACGCTGAAACGTCTGGAAGCATTTGGTTCCGATGTTGTCACCGTACAATTCACCAAAGAACAAGCGGCGCAAATCAGTGAAGCTTTAGCGCTGGCAATGAACAATGCCTATAAGCACCTTGATGATGCTGGCAAAGATACCTTGCTCAAAGCTTCATTCGCATGGCGCACAGCACAACCTGAATACGATCCGCAATCTTCATTTAAAGATGATTGCGCCGCTTGGGGATGTGACTGATGAGCGCTCTTCCACAAAATGCACCGTTTGAGAGTGGTCAGATAGTATCGCTCAAGGATACCCCGAATGTTCAACTAAGGGTCGTGTCCAGCACATACGACTGGCAAGTGCGTGATTGGTTTGTTGTTGTCGATTGGGTTAGCGAACACAAACGCTACACGCTTATGGCTTCACAATTAGAACCATCATCCATGCAGTCAGAAATGCATTTCCTAGATGCTCCGCAAGCTTACCGCAGCAGCAAGGGTGTCACGTTCCAAGTTATCAACGGAGGTCGCCGTGATTAAAGCAGCAATCGAAGCAACATCATTTGCAGCATTTATGGTGGTTCTGTACCTGATGCTGAATATCGGATGTGTCTCAATTCATAACTATTGCAGGTAAAAAAATGGCACTCACAGCAACACAAATCGCAGCACGTGATGGCAAATTGACCGCCAGCAGGGTCGGCATCCTAATGAACGGCAAGCCCGAAGCCATTCTTGACCTATGGAAAGAATTAACCGGTGATCCGTCTTGTGTGCCTGAAGATTTATCCGATGTTTGGGCGGTGCAATTAGGTAGTGAAACCGAAGCCCTTCATTTGCGCTGGTATGCAAAACGCACGGAACGCCCGATTGCTAGAGTTGGCGAAGTTGTAACGCACCCTAATTTTCCTTGGGCATCATGCACTTTAGATGCATGGGATGTGCAATTATCCTGTCCAGTTGAATGCAAACATGTAGGCGCATGGCGCAAGATTGAAGATTGCGTTGAAACTTATCAAGCACAGCTTCACTGGCAAATGATTTGCACCAATAGCAAGCAGGCAGTTTTATCGGTCATATTTGGCTCAAGTGAGCCTGTGCAAGTTACCATTCCTTTTGATGAAACCTATGCCACCGAATTGTCAAAACGCGCCGCCGACTTCTGGCATTGCGTTGAGAATTTAATCCCTCCGGTAATCTTGCCACCAATAGCCGCACCAGTATTGCCTAGCGATATGATCGAAATAGATATGGCTGGAAATAATGCATGGTCAGATCAAGCGATTGAATGGCTAGAAAATAAAACAGCCGCCAAGAAATTCGATAAAGCGGCCAAGGAACTAAAGGAACTTGTTAAGCCAAATTGCAGCAAGGCATTCGGCCACGGCATAGAAATCACACGCTCGAAAAGTAACGCCTTAACCATAAAGGAAACAAAATGACAACCGCGCTCATACCGTTTAACGAAATGCAGGCACTAGCTAATTCAGTGGTCAAATCGAATATGTTTGGGATTAAAAGCCCCGAAGCTGCTCTTGCCCTGATGGCGATAGCGCAGGCCGAAGGAAGGCATCCCGGCATTGTGGCGCGGGATTATCACATCATAAGCAATAAACCGACACTGAAAGCCGATGCAATGCTAGCGCGGTTTTTGGATAGTGATGGCAAGGTTGAGTGGCACAGTTATACCGACGAAAAAGCCGACGCGACATTTACCCACCCACGCGGCGGATCGGTGCGGGTTGAATGGGATATGAAACGCGCCAAGCAAGCAGAGCTTGGCGGCAATGGCATGTGGAAGAAATACCCGCGCCAAATGTTACGCGCTAGGGTTATCAGTGAAGGCATCCGCACAGTATGTCCGGGCGTTGTTGTCGGTATGTATACACCTGAAGAAGTGCAGGACTTTGAGCCACAGAAAAAAGAAAATGTGATTGAGGCAACCTTCACGCATGTTGCCGAACCAATTGCGCCAGTTGTTAAAGAACCGGCCAAGCCTCACACGATAGCAATTCCGATGCTGGCCGACAATTCCGGCAGCGATTGGATGGCTTTTGGCACTGAATATGCGGCGGCACTGAAATCAGCCACCACAGGCGCGGAATTAGAGGCTTGGATCATCTTAAACGCAGTCGGCCTAGGCTCACTGGCAAGCGCAGCGACCAAGCTACACGCCCGAATTTTGAGCATCATAGCCGAACGCCGCGAAGCACTAAAAACCACGGTGCAAGTGGATGATGCCCTAGCAATACCAGACTTCCTTGTACGCAAAGAAGAACGCCTAGCCGAAGCCGCCGAATAATCAACCAACCGGAGAAAATACTATGTCACATTACGAAATTTTATCACCACGCGAAGGTAAAGACAAAACTTACTGGATGAAAATTGGAGCAGCATTCAAGCGTGATAAGGGCGGCTATAGCCTGAAATTTGATGCCCTACCCCTGACCGATAAAGAAGGCAAAATATCTTTGCTTATGGTTGAGCCAAAGCCAAAGAACATTAACGGCGACCAGTTTAAGCAAGCGATAGATGCCGCGACAGCTGGCGACCTTGACGATTCTGTGCCGTTTTGAGGTGACAAATGAACGAGAAAGCCATTGCATCCTTTGAAGGAATAAAGACTGGTTACTCGCAGAAAAAAGGCGGCACGTTTGTGACGTTTCTCATAAGCGAAAACCCAGATGATAGCTTTGATGGATTAACGTCGTTGCCACTTGGTGAAATTGTACAAATTTATGTGACGCAAAAGGATGTGGGCGCATAATGGAACGGCTTTACGGCTTTAAGGAACTTTGCGCGGCTGCTCCGCATTACAGCGAAAGCGGCTTGCGTAAACGCCTATCCAAAATGGGTATTACTAGGGCGGACGGAACTAAATATCTAAGCTTGACTAAATACATGTTCGACAAAGTGTTAGCGGAATTAAAATGCTCAAACTCATCGCACCCGGCAAACGAAGGAATAAGCATTGGCTCGTCCGTGGCACGTATGAAGGCAACTACATCGAAAAATCCCTTAAAGTTAGCCTTCGCAAGGATGCAGAGGCAAAACTACGCAACCTTATAAAACAATATGATGCCGTCAAGAAAGAGAAGGACAACGTGACCTTTTCAATAGCCAGCCAGAAATACATCGACTTTAGAAATCCCTCAGAACGTACCGAAAAATGGCTTGCCAAACTCTCGGGCTATCTGGGCGATATGCTGGTTGGTGAAATTACACAAAATGACTTAGTGGCAACCGCTAACAGCTTTTACCCTAATGGCGCGCCGTCAAGTAAGAACAGGGCGGTAATACGTCCGGCGGCGGCGGTGTTACATTATGCGGCAGAAAACAAGTGGTGCGACTGGCTGCGGATTAGGGCTTTTCGTGAGCCTGAGCCTAAGACTAGGTTCCTAAGTCGCGCCGATGAATTAAAGCTACACGCTACCCTTCGCAATGAAGGAACCAGTCAAAGGGTAAACAAGCGGCTTTTGTTGCTATGGCTATTCAGGCAGGGTGACCGGATCAGCGATGTTCTAGCCCTTAAACATGAAGATATTGATTTTAAGCGCATGTCGGTAAGGCGGTATATCTCAAAATCCGATCGGTATGCCGAGCTTCCCCTAGATGAAACTATCGCAAGGTATTTGAAAAGACTGCAGCCGGTGACCGGCCACATTTTCCCTTGGCAGACTCACCATGCCGTCAATAAATGGTGCAGGAAGCTATCAAATGATAGCGGGGTACTGTTTACCCCTCACATGGCAAGGCACACGCTAGGCAAGCGTTTAAACGATGCTGGCGTTGGTCTTAAAACCATAATGCAAACGCTTGGTCAATCAGATACCAAGAGCGCAATACGTTACCAGACAACAGACGTTGAAAACATACGGCAAGCCAAAAAGAAAATGGGTATTGGATGGGGGAAACTATGAAGTTGTACAATAAACATTGTTATTCTTCGGACATTGGTAAGGACGGGGTCGTAGGTTCAATTCCTATCGGCAGCA